ATGGAGCTCCAGCGGCTGTTCTAGCTGATACCATGTATTCCGCTGCGGTTACTGTTACTGCAGTTGGATTGACACTTGATGCAATTGCCCAACGTGATGTACCTGTTACATTATTTTCCCAGTAGAATGCTTCACCATCTCCTGCTGCATCTTGAACAATGATACCCGCATCAACTACTGCGCCTGATCCAGATGCTAGTAGTAGGAATTGATCAGTAATCGATACGTTAGTTGAGTTGATATACGTTGCTGATCCAGTGATTATTCCAGTTACAGTCAAGTTACCACCTACGGTTACGTTTCCTGATGTAGAGATTGCTGCTGCGTTTAGTGTTCCAGTGAACGTTGGAGATGCTGAGAATACTAAGCCTCCAGTTCCTGTCTCATCTGTTACCGCTGCTGCTAAGTTAGCTGATGATGGAGTAGCCAAGAATGTTGCAACTCCAGTTCCTAATCCAGAAACGTCTGTTGAGATGGCAACTGCATTCGCTTGAATTGTTGCTACACCTGCTCCGTTTATTAACACATCACCTGATACTTGTCCAAAGATTGAACCAGAGATAGCTGGGATTAACGTTGTAGTGTTAACTGCTACGTCGTTAGTGTTAACAGTAATGTGAGAACCTGCTCCAATTGCAGCAGTTCTAGCTGTACTACCATTGTATGCTGTTGTAGAAACGTGACCAGCTCCAAATGTTAAATTTTCTAAGTTGTTACCAAGAGTAACACCAGATATTGTACTAGATGCTAATTTAGAAACTGCAATTGCTGCTCCTGATGCGATGTCTGCATTTACGATTACTCCTGATCCAATCGCTGCAACACCTGCTGCGGTGATTGTGATATCTCCAGAAACACCTCCATACAATGACCCACTAATAGCTGGTGCTAATGTTGTTGTGTTAACCGCGACATCATTTGCGTTTACTGTGATGTGAGTACCTGCACCTACTGCAAGTGTGTGAGCTATACCTTCTCCTGATGTAGCTCCACCTGTCAAACCTGCACCTGCATCGATCGTTGCTACATAATCTCCAGTTGTGTCAGTTCCTAATGCTACTGAGTTAGCTCCGATTGTTGCAACACCAGCAGCTGTGATTGTAATATCACCAGATACGCCTCCATATACTGAAGCTGATATCTGTCCTACTGTTACATACTTGTTTGTACCATCATTAGCAAATAACTGACTTGCTGCTGTGATAGGCGTTAACTGTGTTGCTGGGAATACTGCTGTTGCAGTTACTCCAGTTAAGCCAGCACCGTTACCACTAAATGATCCACTAAATGAACCAGATGCTGATAAGCCAGTGGCACCAGTTGTTGCTACAATGTTACCAGTACCATTAACTGCTGTCGTAGTTACTGCACTCGTTCCATTTCCTGTTAAGAGTTGACCTGCGGTAAAGGTTGATGCCCCAGTACCCCCATTTGCAACCGATAGATCGGTCGTTAAACTAAGCGATGATAGTTCGGCTGCGGAGCCTGAGACTATGACCTTTTTCCATTCTGCCATGTGTAATTTTTGTTAGGTTGTTATTTGCATATAAATATGTAGGTGATTGACAAAATCAATCCAAACCTACAAAGAAATCCGTTGTTGTAAAAGTTATTCCACCATTTGGAGCTGTTCCATTTGGTGTTGCTGATTGTGTTGCTAATGTTAATACCCCACTCTGCGATACTTCAAAAATAACACTACCACCAGCGTTTTTAATCAAAAAGAGGCTATTTGCTACACCAGCAATTTCAGCAGAACCTGTGATGTTTAGCGATCCAGTTAAGCCTAGGGATCCAATAATTGATGGTGAGAATAGCTTCATTTAATATAAATATGCAACAGATTGTTTATGCAATCCCTTTTAGTGCAACCTATTTGTGTGTTATTCATTTAATTATAAACCTGGACATACCCATAGTATGAACTTAAACTTCTATTTGTGCTTCCACTTACCACAAACTTTAAATCACCTGGGGTAATGTCAACGAAGCTTCCGGATATAGTCGTATTAGATAGTGGTGTTCTTTTTAGATCACCAGTTTGATCACACCACCCTATGGAGTAACAAGTGTATGCTGAGCCTGATGTAATAATCAATTCACCCAAAATCTCAAAGGGTTTATTGGTTGTAAAGCTCAAAACCTGTGTACCTATGTTAGATCCTGACAGTATGTGATCGCCTATTGATAAAAATCCTGCAAAATTAGTGTCATTACCTCCTCCGGATGCAAACTTACCTACAACTCTAAAGTGCACAACTTTCGCAGTGTAGTTTATTGAACTATCAAAAAAGGACTGAGGAAGTGCACGGGATCCCCATGTAGTACTACCTCCTAAGAAATCTACACTCACACCCGATCCTGCAGTATATGTAACAACGTTGTCCCTAGAGTATATAGTTCGAACTGAAGCACCTCCTAGATTATCAACATTACTGCCCGATGAGTTTGTGTGACCTCCTCCACCTCCTACTAACGGGGATCCGACCACTACTATAGCGGTGCCTGACATGGGTATTGGAAAGGTTATTGTTGTGGTGTTCGCGTCTGTGAGATCGACAGTTTGTGGTAACATCTGCTCCTCGTTAGCGTCATAGGTTTGAACGACAACGTATGCTGAGTTAAGATTATGTTGAACTGTCCAAGTGGATTGGTTGTTGAAAGATTGCGTGTAGCTACCACTAGAAAGGTTAGTAATGTACATGCTACCCGTAATTCCTCCAGTAACCACTAAGCTACCGGTGATTACTGCAGATCCACTGAATGGAAATCCTGTTCCACTAGAGTTTAATGCATAGGAAGCTGTTAACGCATAACTTGCGCTTTCTGCACCTGCAACACTTCCTGATATCTGACTCCCTTTTATTACTGCCATCTTATGCGAATTTTCCTATTGCGACGATTTCGTCAGTTGTTGCTAATGTAAACCCTAATTGCGCAGTATTCACTATCAGCGTACAAACACCTGCTGAGTTATTAGTGAATGATGTAATTGCACTAGGCTCCATATAAGTTCCGTTAATAAAGAAGGTAAAATTACTAACACTAGTGCTTGGTAATCCACTTGGTGCTGCCAAGAAGTCTCCACTAAATACTACCGTATCTGGAATGGTAATTGTTGGGTTTTCTATAGCCTGGTTTGTATTTAGATACGTTAATGTCATATCGTCAATTGTTTGGGTTATTGCGTTTACTCTATACTGAGGTGCTGTGTATGTTACGTTTGCTCCTGACTTACGATCAGCTTCCTCTGTACTAAAGATACCTGGGTTAGCATCTGCGTCTGCTTCAATGATAACCTGTCTTGCATCATGTACAAGTCCAGCTTGTTTTTTGCTAAGATTTTTAACTAACACATCTGGAATAATATATCCAAATAACGTTAAAGTGAAAGAAGTTCGAACTACACGATCTTGATCCTGCAGTAAGTCAGTAGTATTTGTATAACTATCCACCTTGGTTCTGAATCTGAATTTATCAGGTTCTCCCCAAAAAGAGCCCTCCGAATATAGTATAGATTCAACTATACCATTCATATGCTCTACGAAGTCAGTCCAAACGATCACCTCATAAGTCACGTTGACAAACTCCGGTATTACTGTTGTGACATACGACTTAACTGGTTTGCTGTTTGTTAATACGCTAAACTGATCGTACTTATTTTGCTGTCCGTACTTTAGCTCCTGTGTGTAATAAAGCTGTGGGAAGTTTGCGTCTACCTTTGATCCTAAAGTCTTATCCTTTTCTATAGCGCTACGTCTATATGAAATTAAAGGTGATTGAATCTTCCCTTGCATATCTCTAAAGTATCCATCAGCTTGGACATTCTTCCACTTTTCTGGAGCTCCAAACATTACTGGTACTTTTAGAGTTGTACCAAAGTCATCAATCTGCGGTTTAATTACATTATCAAAATACCACTTAATCGTATGATCAATATCAAACAAACCAATTGATAACTCTTTCAAAGTATCACCATCTCGCCTTATGTCGTTATCACGACCAAAACGCTTATCCGCCTTTCCAGTAGAAAGCTCATATTGAGATGTTGGTAAGTTCTTTTTTGTATACATTATATTCTATCCTTTTCTATCTGTAATCTTGTTACTCTTGCTAAGTGTGCAGTACACTCTATGCTTAGGCTTTTTCCAAACTCTGGACCAACACCTTTTGGATGTTGGTTATCTTTACCTGCAACAAACTGTATTTCATTCGTGCCATCTACCTCGTAGTATCTTCCTCGATCTTCGATAATGTCCCCAACCTGCGGTACTAAGGCTAACTCTTCTAGTTTTAATCTTAAAAACCTAAAGATAAAAGCAGAAGTAACATCTATACCAAATTGGTCATCTTGTAGTGTTGCAACTCCTTGTGTTCGATCAATAAGGCACGATAATCTTACTGGTCTGTAATATGTCTTTTGAGCAGAAGCTTCTCCGTATAGGTTGCCCACATCCTTGCTCTTTACTCCTGGTAGATATAGTTTATAGTAGTGTACCTCTTGCTGAATTACATTATCTAGCAACTCACCGTTCACTTTATGCATAAAGCTAATATCCCTACTACTCCCAAATAATGCCATTACTTAACGTATATATAAAGTGGGACTTTTGACAACTGTGTCGAAAGCGCTGTTGCAATTGCTGTCTCTTGTTCCATCTGACCCTGTCTAGTCATCGACTGTAGTAGGGTTGTCAGTTCAGTTATTAGTGTAGTTTTATCTTCACGCCCTTGTGCAATCAAGTCAGCACCATTCAGTGTCATTTCTGATCCTGGAATTGGGACAGTAGAATACTTACCTCTAACTAGACCAAGCATCTCCTTTGAAGTTGCTAAAGCGTATTTGTAGATCCACTGCAAACCAATATCCTTTATGTTTGTGAATGAAATTCTACTATAAGGTACGTTACTTAAATCACTAATAGACCCCGTTGGTGCTTTTAGTGGATTATTTCTCTCTGAAGTTAAAATGTACTCAAACCAAACAATAGCTCCTTCTTCTGGAATAGGGAATAATCTTAATTTGTTGTTTCTTATTTCGAAGCTATAAGTTGACTTACGAATCATATCATTCATCTCAATAGCTTGCATACGCAATAAGTCAGCGTATAAAGGCATCACCATAAACGATACCGACGGTGAATAAGAACCCCATCCAAAGGAATCCAACATCTGCTGCGTTCCTGCTCCAGTACCTACATATGGATCAAAGTACCTTGTGATTGCTGGAGTCACTTCATGGAATACTCTCTTTATCTCTATAGAGGCTCCTGACTCGCTTACGTTAGCCCACAACATATCTAGATCATACTCACTTACGTTTTCGCTTGTTTCAATATAGCCTTTTTTATAATCCACATCACCACCCGAACCCACTTCTGTCCCGTACTGCTTAGCCAGGCTAATTGTTCTTCCTAAATTAGGAGTAACAACTCTTTGAGATAGATTGTTTGATGCAGGAGTACCTTGCAGAGTAAGCATGTAATCCTTAGCGTTGTTCATGTTAACCTGAGTACTAAACTCAGTAACAGCTTCCTCTAGTGCGGCAAAAAGATTGATATCTTGAAGCTCTACTTCCATGATTGGATAACCAAGCTTGCGTGCACACCAGTCAGCAACCTTATCGGCTTCTATCTTGAATGTTGCATCGCTATCGTAGTAGCCGAATGGTGTAGGTCTTATGGTAGTTGATCCTCCGTAAAAAGAAGCGGATGCACTTGTAAAAGAACTAGAGCCTGGCCAAATTGGTATATTCATGTATCTAGATTTTACTATAAATATCAACCAAAAAAGCTTTTCGTAATAAAAAAAGGACCACTAGGGTCCTTTCTGTTATAATAAAATAAACACCATCAATCTCTATAATCCGAGTATACTGAGAGTATGTTTTCTACGATTTCGTGTCTGTGATTAGTTTTTAGTGAAACTATCTTCACTCCTTGTACGTGTTCCTCAAGTCTTAAAAAGAAACTAATTCCTGAGTCTTTTTTATTCTTCAAGTCTATCTGAGCAAGATCACCACAAAAGATCATCTTTCCTCCCTTTCCTAAACGACCTAACATCATCTCTGTCTGAGTGTGTGTGATGTTCTGGCATTCATCTACTAGCACCATTGCATTAGGAAAAGTTCTTCCTCGCATAAAGGCAAATGGAACAATCTCTATAACACCCTCTATGATCATCTTATCTACCGCCTCCTTATTGTATAACATATAAAGGTTTGCGTAGATTGGAGCCAACCATGGATCCATCTTCTCCTTCATATCACCTGGAAGAAATCCTATCTCCTCCTTAGCTACCGTTGGTCTTGTTATGATAATCTTTTCGATCTCCCTCTTAAAGAACATATCAAGAGCTACCTGACATGCAACTAGGGTTTTACCAGAACCTGCCATTCCCTTTAAAAGGATCACCGGGTTATCGTAGATTATAGCTTTTGCTGCTTTCTGCTCTTCGTTAAGTTCGATTTTGAACTTTACTGGGTTCTTAGGTTTTCTCTTATCGAGATTGCTAACCTTCTTCTGCGGATTCTGTTGAACTTCCATAAACTAATAACTTTTCTTTTATATAAATAGTTTGGAAAACAAAAAACCCCTCACTAGGAGGGGTTTCTCTTATCGATTGTTAAAATCAATATGCATTCAAGTCAGCTACATATACTTTACCGTAGAACTCTGGACGAGTAACAACTTTCGCATAGCGAGTCATTACACCACGTCTTGGGATAAAGTTTTTCGGATCGTATACAAGTGGCGTCAACATTAATGGAATGTAAGGTGCGTAAACAGCTCCTGTTTCCAAGAATTGATTACCTCTAAAGCCCATTAATACTGTATTCTCTTGCATGTAAGGGTTTTTGTACACTTGGTAACGGCTAGTCATAGCACCTACTTTTTGTACACCCATTGCGTATTTAGATTTTGTTCCATCTCCGTCTGCTGCATATCCTGGGATTGACTCTAGGATTGTAGAAACGTCTGGAGAACATACTAGGAAGTTTGCACCACCACGTAATGTTTTCGCGTGAATTTGGTTAGACACTTTTTGTAGTTTAGTACCTAAAGTAGCAAACCAAGTACCTTGGATGTATGCAGTACCTGTGTATTGTCCAGTAGCGAATGTAGAACCATTCCACTCTTGACCAACTTTTGCAGACCAGTATTCTGTTGTCGCAGCAGCTGAGATCAACATATCCATAATCTCTAAGTCGATTTCCATAGAAACGTACTCAGACAACATAGCTGTCAATTCACCTTCAGCATCAACTGAGTGGTATGCGTTAAGATCTTGAGCGAACTCAGGAGTCCAGCTTGCTTTCAACTTACGAGTCTTAGCAGTTACTGGAATTGAACGCATTTGCAATTCAATTTCTGGGATGTTCAAGTCTGTGTCTAATGAACGGTTGTTAGCGTCTACTCCAGTTGATTCGAAGTCGTTACGGTTATCGTTAGTAGGTTGTACTGAGTAGATAACTTTAGCTACTGCTGTAGCTGTACCGATTCCTGATGTTGCAAGAGATCCAGTTACAACGAATACTACGTTATTTCCAGCGATACGAGTAAATGCTGGCAAGTATTGACCTTCGCTCAAGTTAGTTGAACCAGAAACTGGTACAAATGAACGCACGCCGTACTCATCAAAACGAGTCAATGTAGACGTTGAGATAGACCAAGTTTTAAACTCACCCACAGATCCTGTGTAGTTGTCATCAAAGTTGACATCAGTTGCTTGAACTGAACCAGTTACTACAGCTAATAGACCAGATGTTGCATTGTTTACAGAGTATCCAAAACGACCTGCTCCGTAAAGACCGTCAGTTGGGTTACCAGCTGCATTTGTGATACCTTGAAGAGTACCAGTTTGGTTTTTTCCGTCTGGAGCAAATCCAAATGGTTTTTTGTTGTTACCATACTTAAAGTCTAAGTAAAATACTAGACCTGAAGGCAAGTTCATCGGCTGTACAGAAACGAATTCTTTAGCAGCGATCTCAGCGAATACACGACGTACTAACGGAAGAGCTACACCAGTCCATTGCTCAAATCCTGATCCACCTACACCTGCAGTTGTACCAGAACCTTCTTTTACTAATTGTTTTGCTTGGTTTTCCAAAAGGACAGCCACAGTTGACTTCTCATTTTTAGATCCCAAACCTTCAAGTAATCCCGTACGAGACCACTTTGAAATCAAAGGCTTTGTTGCTTCGCCTCTGTTTTCTTGATGCATGTTTTCAAACAAGTTCATATTCTTTGTTTTTTAAATTTTGATTAACGATTAAATTTTACTAACTCTGTGAAACGGTTGTAGATTTTGTTCTCACTTAAAATCTTAGTAGTTGGTTTTTGACCTTTCGATGCAAATCCTTCCACCATTTTCTTTTTAGCAACAGGAGCTTTAGCTACTGTTCTTTTAGCTACTGATTCAGCAAGAGTTGTGTAAATCAATTTCGCTTCACGAACGTTTTTAGCACGGTCGAAAGTTTCGATGATTTTAATTTTTTGACCTTCAGTAAGACCTTCTTTTTTGATTAGCTTGTTTACATAAAGCAATTTAGCGTTCAATAGGTTTACTTCGTTCAATTTGCTACGTAAAAACTTGATTACTTTGTAAGCTTCTTCCAACTCTTCTTCAGCTTTTTCAGCTCTTTCAGACTCTTCACCACCTTCTTCATCTTCTTCACGTAATGCACGGATGATTTCTTCTAAGTCAACTTCTTCGTCATCTTCTGACTCTTCGTCTCCTTCTTCTTCCATCATCTTCATTTTTTTCTTTTTGCCTTCAGAAGTTTCTTCATACTCTTCGTCTTCACCTTCCATCATCTCTTCTTCTTCAGCTGGAGCTTCTTCATCTTCTCCTTCTAATTCACGAATCAATTCTTCTAGATCTTCGTCAGAAATATCACCTTCCTCTTCGGCAGGCATTTCTTCTTCAGTTGGCATTTCTTCTTCAGCTGGCATCTCTTCTGCAGGCATTTCTTCTTCGTCACCTTCTTCAGCTAATGCTTCTGGATCATTACCAGCGTCGCTAGTTGAGCCTTCACCATCCTCATCTCCAAAGATATCATCTTCTTCGTAGATTCCAGCGTTACGTCTCATTCTTGATTCCATTTTTTCGTCAGCAGTTTCTTCAGCAGGTGCGTCTTCCATTTCTTCATCTTCCATCTCTTCTTTGATTTTGTGAGATAGCATAGATTGAATCTTTGGAGCAAATGCTTCTTCAAGAGCAAACTTTGCGTTAGCTAATGCGGTTTCTCTAACAGCCTTAGCGTCAGCGATTGCATCTTTTAATAATTTGTTCATTTTGGATTTTTTTGTCCTGTGGCTATTGGAGCCAGCAATATAAATATCAAATATAGGACACTATAATAAGGATAGCGTATTTACAAATAAGTATTATAGTAAAACACAAAACCCACTTTTTAGGGTGGGTTTCTTAAAAATATTTTGTATCTTTATTGGTTACGCTATTGCTAGGTCTGGTAGCTCTTCTGAGCCTTTCCCTTTTTCGTCTTTGTATTGCTTGATTGCCTCTTTAATGTGTTTCCACAATGCACGCACTTCAAATCCTTTTCCAATTAATCCAGTAAGCGATAGTACAATCATCAAAGGTGATGCTCCTAATACTGGGAAGAACATTGTACCCAAAGCAAAGAATACCAATACAACAATCATTGTTCCTGAGTATCCTGCAATCTTTTGAGCTACATCTCCACCACCCATTTTACCTGCAATGAATCCAAAGAATTTCTCCATTGCTTTAGCAGGTAGTCCAGTTAGCTTTTTTAAAGCTCCTGCTAACTTTGTAACACCAGCCGACATCTTGCTTGGATCGATCTTCTTTCCAGTAGCCTTTTCAACAGCTTTTGCAATTACATTCATCAAAGCTGCATTACCTAGTATGTTTCCTACCATCTCTAGAGTATGGATCAAACCACCACCACTTTCAGCTAAGGTATAACCTCTTGCCTCTTTAATTTGGCCAGCTACTGCATCAACATCTTGAGCATCAACATTGTCTAGCTTTCCTTGGTCATCTAAAGCAGCCATTAACAGTGCAGCCTGTACTTCCTCATCGGTTGCATCTTCACCAGCAGCTTGAAGCTCCTTTCCTAGATTAACAACCTGACTCTGAATACCAGATGCCATCCCTGCTGCGTTTTCCATTATCATTTTAATTCTCTTTTTGAAGAGAATCTGCTGTGCAAGCTCTGTTATGCTTATTTGTGTTTTTTTCATTTCTTAACTTTAAAGAATTTTTTAGCGCTCTCTGTGATATCATCAAAACCTACAAGAATGGTAACTCCATCTGGCTCTACTGTAGCTATTATTCCATCTTTAGTAATCTTTTTAGCTACAGCCTTGGAGTTCATAAAATGTGCTTTGTTGTACTTTTTAACTCCACTTATATCAAAATTAAAAGTTAAAGCATCTGCCTCTCCTCCCTCTTTCTTTTCTGAATCCTTTTCATCTTTAGCATCACCACCTTCTGCAGCTGGTTCTTCCGCTGCGTCTCCACCTCCTGCAGCATCTGGTGATGCAAAAGGATTAGTCGGAGCCTCCTCTTCAGCCTCAAAAACGTATTCTTTGAGTACCTCTGAGATTAGTTTATTTATAAGGTGCTTACTCATGCTTATTGTATTTCGTAGTATCTACCCAAAGTACTACCCATTTCTTCGTAAAGAGCTTCTAAGCGTTGTTGCAACTTAGCAACCTCACCTACAGTTTTCTTAAATGCCTCATTGTTGGAACGAAGAGACTTCATATTACGCTTAACGGTTACGTCATCGAACCATTCGTCAGTTTCCTGCAATGCAATACGCTCAGCATTCTCAACAATTTTACTTATCTTTTCAGCAGCTTCTCGCATACCATCAGTACGGTAAATGATCTTTCCATACTCGTTGAACATTGATACCTCTTGTAAGAATGCAGCCTTTTCAGTGCGTTCTACTTTCTGGTCAAGATTCTCTACAATTGTTTTTAGTTTCATATTACATTACTGAAATTATATCACCGATAAGTGAATTGATTTTTGAATATTTATTAGATGCTCCTCTGTTCACTCCCTCATTAAGAGATGGTGACATGAAAGCTCCTTGAGTCGATGGATTAGATACTAAGTCCCAACAAACGATTTCGAAATCATCCTGAACTTCCACCTTTCCTTCTCCTAGGTTTGTTACTGAACCCATACCTCGAGATGAAATACCTAAACGGATTCCAGCCTTCAGAAGCTCCTTAGCAATGTTTCCAGATGGTGTTCCTAGGATTTCAATTTTACCCATCAAATCAGCTCCATTCCACCATAAGTCTATTACGTTGTGAGATACATTCGATAAGTTTACTACAGACGACTCTGGGTGATCTAATTCTCCTAGAGCTCTACGTTCTGCAATAAAAACTTTTTTGTATTTGTCACACTCACGCTTTAGTATTGGAAGTGGATAACTTCTACCATTTTGGTTGAAGTTTTCATCTCTACCAGTACTGCCTCTTTGCATGATACCACTGACAATAACTTTACCGTTGTTGTTTGCCATAGATTCGTGAATCTGCTCTGGCGTTACGGTGATTGATCCTATGTAATCAACTAGTACTTGTTTCATGGATTAAATTCTTTAGATATGTTTTGTATTAACTGTTGCTCTTGATTGAAGTTTCCAAGTCTTATATCCTCATCATAATCCTGGTAAATTATCTCACCAGCCTTATAATCGATTGCAACTGGTTCTCCATTCATCATAACATCAAACTCATACCAGTCATTACCTATTTGATTGTAATCAAGATCTTGAGCTGTTACTTGTATTCCAGCTTTATTGAAAATCTGTACTAGTTTATCTTTTACAGAATTTGCTGCTAGCTCTTTTAGGTTTGCTAACTGGCTTACCTTCTTGTTTACCTCTCCAATTCTAGCTTTCATTTTAAGAATTGCTTCGTTAGTCTTTTTCCAGTAACGAGAGTTGTCTAAAGCCGATTCTTGTTTTAACTTCATACTATGATCTAAAGCTTGTGAGATTTCTCTCAACATACGGTTGACCTCTAGTACTTTTCTATTAACTTTTTGAACCTCGTTTAGTGAGGTATCTTCTTTGAAGGTTTTATAGTTAGCTTCATGTAGCTTTACAAAGTGTGGTTTTTTCTCACTAGCTTTAATTGAGTATGCGTATTGCTCATCTTCAACGTCAATAACTGTAGTACCATCTCCACCCTCTTCGCCAGACCAAGCAGCTGCAGTAAGGAAGCCAGGAGCACCTGCTGTGGTACTTCCCTCTTTTCGTAACTTCTTAATATAGTTACGAACGTCGTTCATTTCTTCTTCAGTCAGTTTTTTCTTAGTTGACATTCTTTAGCTCTTTTAGTAGTTCGTGATAAAGTAACAACGATAAGATATGCTCTTCTTTAATATTTCTCATTTTAGAGAAAGCGCCAAGCATGTTGTTTACTTCGTTTAACTTAATTTTAGTTACCTTATCTTGAATCTTAGGTAATTGCTTTTTTAATTGGGTTTGAAGTATTTTCGCCTCGTTTAAGGCAAACTCCTTTAAAGACACTGTGTTAGATATATTGTTAATATACTCTTTTAAGATGCCTCTTTGTTTAGGGGATAGATCAGCATACTTCGCGTTGAACTTATCAATCATCAACTTATACGCCAATAACCTAACCTCTTCATCTTGTTTAAGATAATCGCCAACTGGATTAGCTGATTCCTGAAGTTGATTGGATTTCTTTTTAGTTAAATGTTCGATAATTGTGTATCGACTATTAACAACCTCTGCTGCCTTTGATACTGTCAAGCCTTCAAACACTCTATAGATAGAAGCATATAGCTTATAGTCTGTGAGGTTTGTTTTGAAGAAATCGCCTAAATCATAGTGATTTTTAATTTCACGGATCAAAGCGTATTTTCTATCTCCTAACGTTTTAGCGTCTAAGTTGTTGCGAAGCTTTACTACTGTATTTACTAGGTACGATGCCTTCTCTGTGCTAGAGAATCTCTCGTTTACGAGTGTCTGGTATAATACCAACTCTTTAGCTACTACGGAGTTTGATTTGAAGTACTCCTTTATCAACGCTAAAGCTGGTGATTTATCGATACCCTTGATCGTATCAGCTGCAACCTGTCTGGTTAGCAATTCAAAAAGAATTGCAGTGTTCTTGATCTTGGAATGTGTTGACTTTTTCATCTAAATATAAATATGCACTTATGACTTATTCCTCTGGTAAGATATTGCCTTCATCCAATAAATTTGAGCTTTCTTGCTCTGTTTTATTGTCAAAAGTCTCACTTAATGCTTGTTTTTTGGTTGGCATTGATTTCAATAGAGATCTATATGCTTCAATTGACTGTCTTTTAAGTGATCTGTTCTCAGATACGTTTCCTGATACTTTATTACCCAACGGATCCCATCCAAGTGGATGTGCGTGAGTTCTATACGTACCAGGCTCTTCTGGACGTCCAGCACCTGGCCAACCTCCTTTTGGAGCTTCCATATCGGAACCATACCCTTTAGGAACTCCACCATTACCTTTGTATAAAGATGCTAAATCATGAGGTGTCCCGAAAGATTGTCCAGTTTTTATTGGATCGTTTCCTTCTGTTTTAATTTGTTCAATTCTAAATTGTGCTTTTGTATCTTCGATAATTCTATCTTGCTCATGTAAGAACTCAGCTTCGCTCAGGTTAAATAGGTTTTCATAAACCCAGTAGCGACTGAATAGCTTTTTCTCTATCATGTCACCAGCGAGTGTTACCTTCGATGTCCACAACTCTACCTTCTCCCTCTCATAAACAGAAGATGGAGCTGTAAGGCTTATTGTGAAGTCTATTAACTCATCGTCAGTAAAGCCTTGAGCATATAAATGCACGATTGCAATTTTATGCAACTCAGATGCAACTATTTTCTGAACTCTCTCAATCGTTCTAGCAAATCGGAAATCTTGAGATGCCAAGGTAGCCTTACCTGTCGTATCCTCTTCATATCCCAAATACGCTTTAGGTATCTTTAAAGATCCTAATAGTCTATTTCTTAAGTATTCGATATCTTGAATAGAGTCATACTGCACTCCTGGTAGCGACTCTATAGAAGTACCGCTCTCAGAACCACGCACTGGAAGATAGAAATCCTCTAGTAAGTTCTGCATATTGTATTTAAGATTGTATTCTCCAGTCTCTTGATCAATGTATGGTACTTTTTTCATTTTGTTAACCATACCCTCCATAAAGGTTTCAACCTCGTTTGGTGGAATGTTACCAATATCAATTTTGAATACACGCTTATCTGGAGCTCTCATGATACGGTGAATCAACATCGCATCTTCCATAAGAGTAATTTGTTTCCAAACTTTTCTTGTTGGCTCTATAATAGAACGACCATAAGGTAGGAAGTTTGTATCTGTTAGCAATCTAAAGTGTGCTATCTCATAGTTGTCAAACTCTTCACCATCTTTATTAGAAGTTACAGAATATGTAGAAGATAGTGCTGTTAAATCTCTTTTAAACTTAACCTCATTTGGATTTTCTGGATCCATTCCCTCCTCACGAATCATCTCGTAAGCAGAGATAGGCTCTACATTGATTACACCATACTTCTCTGCAACATCCATTTTTAAGAAGAAATCACCATACTTGACTGTGTTTCTGATCCACGGCCATAGGTTAAATTCAATATTCAGAACATCGTAGAATAGGTTGTGAAGTACTTTTTGAACTCTCTCGTTAGGAGAGGTTATAGATAGAACATCACCAAACTCATTTTTAGCAGTACACTCGTCTGCATATATGTCCAATGCTGATGATATGATACTATCAGTATCCATTGCTTCATAGTCACGGAAAAGCTCTAATCGAGTGTATAACTGAAGTTGACCACTGCTCATCGACATGCCACCTGGCATCGAAGAGAATAGTCTAGAATATCTATCAACTCGTCTGTTGGTTTTAATATTACCGTCAGATTGAATCTTATTGGTATCTATTACCTTTAGTTGATTACCTCCTACATTACGTATAATAACGTCTGTACTAAATAGACGTCTTAACGATGCAAAAAGATTCGCTGGTTGTTGATTTTCAGCCATTAATGTTTGTTTTTATATAAATAGTCACATTAACCAGTTAAGGTCTTCTTCTTTGCCATCCGGCGTTTTCATGCTCCATTTAGAGTTTTGTGTCGACGGTTTGTAAATTGAAATAGTCGACTTTATATGACTAACAGCTTGTCTACTTAAATCTATCCCCGCTTGTCTTAATCTTAGTGCAGTATCTCTTACCCATAATCCTTGACAAAAACTCATTACTAAATCGTCATGGTAACCTGATGCCGCTTCTGGTCTTCCATTTCTATAAATAAAAACAAAGAGTTCATCTAGCAATCGCTTACTCCTTATTATACAACTTTTTTCACGAATATACAACTCCATCTTACTAATCGTAAGAGGTCTTACTTTGTGTGAGTTTGTAAACCCAGCCACCATGTCTGACTTGTCTGTTAAGTCATAACCTCTAGTTAAGAACTTATCTGAATCTAGTCCACTGTCCTTTGGTGTGTAGTATAGGTTTTTGTAACCACGTTCAATAATTTGCTGAAGTGTTGCCCAACCTACGTTTGCATTCTCCACAACCAACAAAGCATCGTTGTATTCTGTACCCACTGCTACTAGCAAATTACCAAAGTCTTTAGTTGAAAGTTGACCCTTGTACTCAGCTACTTGTGCTGCAGTCTCTACATCAAATACATGGAAGGCAGAATAATCACTTCCATCACCTCGTGCGACATCGGCTGCGATAAGGTAGCTTCTTTGATAATCTGGTTGTTCCCATATCCACAAGTTTCCGTCAAAGCCTCTCTTCTCAATTGGATCTTGAGCAAAGTTTTCTACATAGTGAGTAATAAGGTCTGGAGACACTACTGTATTACCTGACGTACTAAAGTCACAGTCACACTCCTGAGCTGCTAACCTTGCACCGAGCTCTGCCTCTTGTCTGTCTCTCCAAGTTTGATCTCTTTCTGGGTGGACTTGCCATGGAAGTCTTAATGTCTTAAATTTATTCTCTCCTGCTTCTGCTTTTGCCCACATCTTGTGGAAAAAGTTACCAGTTCCGTTAGGAGTTGAAAGTAGTATACCTTCCCCACCCGTTGATAGTGTTTGCTGTAGTGATGCCCATAGTTCTTCCGCTCCATCAACGAAAGCTGCCTCATCGATAATTACCAACGATAACGCTTCTGAACGTCCAGATGTTCCTGTGCTTGATACGGCTTTAATTTGGGATCCGTTTGAAAGTCTCATCGAGAGTTTATTACTCTCTACTGCCTTGAGCTTCATCCAACTAGGTAAGTTGTCAAACATTACCCGCACCTTTGTTACAAGGTTTTTAGATGTATTCTGATCAATCGCAACTACCAATACGTTCTTGTCATTCTGAAATAAGATCATCCACAATGCATATCCAGCGATAAGAGTAGAAATACCCAACTGTCTAGATTTTAAGATGATAGTTCTATCATGCTCTTGAAAGTCTTGTAATGCATCCTCTTGATATGGATAAAGATGAAACGGAATCTTACCTTTAGTAGGGTGTTGGATAACACAATACTTTTTCATAAAGTAAGACGCAGAGCGAGCACATTTTACATACTCGTCTTTTATAATATCTTTGAGTGTTTTTTGTTGTTGTTCTGACATAACTAGATTGTAAACATAACTACCAAGACAGCAACACTAGCTGCTAATCCTCCTCCTACGCCTTTTAACCAACGCTGTAGTCTTTTATTCTTTTTAGCTAAATCTGCTACATCATTCTCAAGTTTAGTCACCTGGTTTGAGCATGTTTCGAATCTCTTATTTTGAGTAGCAATCTCTTTCTCATAGGTTAACACCTTTTCCTTGTAAATTGCAATCAAGCTATCTTGCTCTAATACCTTTTGTTCTGTCTTCTGTAGAACCACCTGAGTACCCTTTAGTTCAACGGTAGTGGAGTCTAACCTTAGAAGGTCGACTGCTATCTTTTGTGCTGTTGATTGGGGAATGCAGATTAACTGCTCTTTAGTTGTAGCGTTCTGAGAAAAAGCTGTTAAGCTCAGTAGGAGTATAACGGCCAGCATTTTTAATTTTTTCACCATAGTATTTTCTTTCTTGAATAATTGCCTGTTTAGCTGAATCAATCTCATGATCTAGCTCTTTAATAACTAGTTCTTTGTCAGAGATTTTTTTATTTAGAATAATCTGGTGCTGCTGGTAACCTGATATGGCTCTATTCAAGCTATCAATCTCAGTCTTATACTTTGTGTCGATTGTATGCTCGTATCGCTTGTTTGTAATCCAGATGTAACTAATTAATACTAAAACCGCTAGTACTAGTAATATGTTGGGTTTTGTAACCGTTGTCTTCATGTTTAGAATTTTCGCGACGTTACCGCTTCTCCTGCTTCAAGCTCATCTTGGGCATATGCTAATGCGTAATCCTCAATTAAATCGTTTAAGATGTTTAACGTTGGATGTAACATTCCTGGCGTAGTCTTTTTTGTATTAGTAAACCAGTTAGCCAATGCTTGTTTAGCTTTTTTTAAATCCGAACTATCAGCGCTATGAATTGGGAAGTAATCCTCCTTTAAACTACCCTCACTCTTTGCTGAGTAATTTTTATCCACATAATTGAAAAACTCTTTCTTTCTAACTGGATCTTTTAGATCTGTTGGAGATGAAATGTCAAACTTATTCATTGCCTTTTTAAAGAACTCCTGGTATGCAGTATCTTCTTTAAGTCTCTTGATAATGTGTTTAGTATTCATTAGTGTACTATGTTATTTCGGATTCCTTTTAATAGGTTTAATCTCTCTTCGCTAGTAGTAGTAAACTTCTCAGCTACCTGAGATAGCATATCGATAAGATCCTCACTTGTTGGAGTTTCTTGTGATAGGCTGATCTTGCGAGAAAACATATCTACTGCTGTTTGAAAATCACCACCTAGACCTTCTTCCTCTTCTGGTACCTCTTCTGGAGCTGGCTCTTCTTGCGGCTGCTCTTTTGCTGCTGGGTCAGATGATGTTGGTGGAGTTGGTGCTGATGGATTGGCTTCTGGTGCTTCTTCCGGAGCCCCTTCTGGAGACTCTTCTGCTGCTTTTTCTTCCTCTTCACGAAGAACTTTAACAGCTAGTCGGCGTATTGCCTCACGCAACGCTCTCTCCTTAGTTAACTTTACCGGTTTTCTTTTCATTATTTTAGGAATCTTAGTTTATATATTGTTGAGTATAATAACTCAGTTACACCATCTAACTGGTTTTGGATGTAAGTATCCTCTACCTTACTGAAGGTGTCTTCTACCTTCTTTGCTAACGCTTTTAGGTATGATATAGTTGACTCAGTACTCTTATACGATTCTAAGCTGAAATTCTCATAGTTAGATATGACGTCATATTTTCCTTGATAAGATTCAACTATACCGTCAATCAAATCAACCACATTGTCATAGTATCCTGCCATGGCAATGTGTTCTGCGTATGATTTAGTTTGCAGGTGGAATACGTGCATTTGATTTCTCGAATGCAGTAAGTATGCTATTAACTTTTCTAACTCTTTCATCACTTCACTTGGCTGATTAAATCTAGAAACTTGTTTGTTTGAGCGTCAAATTCTTTTTTGTTTTTATCATCAAACATTACGTGCTCGATTTGACCATCCTTTTGTTTCATTTTACAAATAGTAGCATCAAACTTCTCTAAACCAGTAAGCGTATATATCATACCAAACACACCCTCTTTCTCTGTTACTTTTGCCATGATTTGTGCATCCTTGATAACCAAGTCTAACATTCCAAAGTCAGTCAGATCAGCAACAAAAATATGTTGATCATTTTTTGTACCTAGGTACTTGAAGAGTGGTTTATATCCGTGTGTTGTTTGAAATTCACGGAAATATGGAGTAGCAATCAACTCTGGTGTTGATGTATCTTCTACTTCTCTTAGTGGTATTAGGTTTACTAATTTCATGCCTTGCTTTATATATAAATAGTACGCGTTTTAACTTACTTGTGTTTTTTAGCTTGCCATTGTAGCAAAATGGATAAGCCAAAGAATAGTCCCGCTATACAGTACATAACGAAATTGGCTCTCCACAAACTCCCTGTTGCTAATACGAGCCAGTATTGAATTATATCGAATCCTAGTGGATTGAAAAAGAGTGCGACCATTAGTGACCACGTTGCTAATCTCTCCTTCTGTACTCTTCTCACTCTCCTCACTATCCATCTTATTTAGTTTGGTTTCTACTCTTGATTACTTTCGCAACCTCTTCCCTTACAAGTTTTCTCAACTGAGTCTCCTTGGATTCGTAAACAACATTAACACCTAGTTGCTTTAGTTTATTTTCTAAAGCGCTTTGTTCTTCCTGATCTCCGTCCTTTAGGTAGTAGATAACATCTTTAAACTTACTGAACCCTAGCTTTGGTAATAAGTCGATTCTGTTAAAGATTGCTTTTAGTATATCCTTTACACCGTATGATGATAATTTAAGTTCGTTCATTGATTCTTGTAGTTTTGTGTTAGGGCTATATGGTTTTGTAAAATCCACCACTCCGTTTTTAATTACGTTTGCTATTTTTTGAACCTCCTCTGGTCCAATCACTGGCATGTCTACTCTATCAGGTGCTCCTGGCATGATCTGCTTTGGTAAAAGATCTGCGTTACGCATCATAATTTGTTTTGCCTTTTCTGGATCACCATTTGCTCCTGGAACCTTTCCTAAAGCTGCTTTGATTTGTTCGGCTGGTACTGGGTACTGTCCTTTGATTCCGTTTGCAATAGCGTCTGTAATGATTGGTTCAAAGCTGTTTCCTGTAAATGTTGCTATGTCTCCTGATCCTGGATTTCCAGACTTGCCTAATGCTTTCGTAACAATGTTAAGTACTGACACCAGTGCCACTCCTGGTAGGTTTATTACGGTTCCTGCAATCTTTGCTTTTGGGTCTATAAGAGAGATGGCTGCCCATCTATGGTGACCATCCATAATGAAGTTATCACTAGAAATAATAGCCTCCAAGTCAACACCATCCCATTCACCTCTATTAAGAAACTTAATAGCCATTCCAAACGCTTTCTCTTTTATAATTTCAGTTTGTGCTGGTTTTAGGTCTTTAACTGGAAATGAAGCTTTTTTAGACATAACTATGTCATCAACTTGGTTGTTGTCCTTTCTCCCACTAGACACTGCAACCTTTGCTACGTCGGCTGGAATCTTGCTTAGAGGAATTACTTTGGTTTGACCAAGTACCTCTACCTCGTTGAGTATGTGTTTTAATTTCATGTTTACCACTTTCTACACGACCAGTAGCGAGCCTTATCTCTTGGTCCTGGATTATCACAATTATGTCTAGCTCTAAACGATCGACGTCTAGCTGGATCACTCTTCTTTATGCTCATACCCTTCTGTCCAAAGTTAACCTTAACTACGTTTCCTTTTGGATTCTTTACATACACTTTAAACTTCTTGACATCACCCTGCATAGGTTTGCCTAGTTTAACTGTACGTCCTTGATATTCTGCTTCTGTTAATTCCTGCTTGGTTGTCCGAATAGCCTCTAATAAAGCTACTGCACAACTATCGCATATAGTTATCTCTTGTGCGTTAATCTTCTTTGCAGCGGCTACTGCATCTTTGTAAGCCTCAGAGCCTTTTCGGGCTGGCTTTTCACCTCGAGCTCTCTTTGCTCTAATGTTTGCCCATAATCCCTTTTGCTCTTCGTTTATAGATTCATTAGCGTTCAAGTGTAGGGCAGCAAGATACTTATGTAAAGCCTCTTTGTTTCCGTCGGTACACCCAACTTTAGCACCTCCGTCTTTTTTATAGACGCAGTACTGATCTCCTTCTTTTCTCGCTGTGTATGGCATTATTTTTGTAAATGGTTGTGCAATACTCCACCGATTGCAGTTGCGTGAACTGCTAGATGGTTGATCGATTCCATATCTAATCTGGTCTTTCTCTTTGTATAATCTAAACCTAAAGTTCCAATAAACTTATTGTCAATAGTTTTAATTGCAAAAAGATATCCAGACTTGCATCCACCCTCTTCGGCAATATACTTTAATCCGTGAGTTGCTATTGTATCGTCCTTATAATCAGCTATCTCTATAATATCGTTTTCTAAAAGGTAATTTGTTGACTTGCTGAATAAACTTACTGGAATGTTGTGGAAGTTGGATTGCACAGATAATGCACCTAAGCCCACTACTTCGTACACCATGCTAAATTTAGCTATCGACTTTCCTGTTGGATAGAAGTGACCTCCATTGTGAAACTGAGTAATCCATACACGATCTGCATTGAACTCATCCTTGATGTGTTCTAGCTTGTTAATAACCTTTTCGCTAGTCTCCAGAGCCTCAGTTACCATGTCTGGTTTAACTTGTCTTTTTTCAATAAAGTACTTTAAGGTTAACAATATTACTGGGCCTAATACTCCTGTGATAAAGGCTACTATGATCGGTGCTATACTCATTTAATCGTTCTTATAGTTTTCTACTTTGGTCTTTAACTCACTAACCTCCTTATCTACTATCGCCTGCATCACACCTTTATCGGCATCCTTCCACGATTCGAGCAATCCATCCTCAGTAACGTTTGTTTTTGAAACCGAGTCTTGTATGTAATCGTTAAGAGTCATTTCCATATCCTCCACAAACGCTTCTGCATTTGCAGTGATTCTTGCTCTTTCGTATTCTTTCCATCTTCCAGATGTTATTATCTCATGCTCCATGTCTATGGTACATGAATAACATCTCTGGTTGTATGTCCACATTTTAGCATCTAAACTATGCTTCATCGAACCACCACACTTTGGACATGCTAGTGGTGTAAACACCTGCTTTCTAGCAGCATCCATTCTTGAAACCGTTCTCTTTAGACCATTCTTAATAGTCCAGTCTTTTCCATTTTCGGTCCAAACATCACCCTCTTTGTAGTTGGGACGTTTACCCTCTGTCGTAACAAATAATTTACTCATTTTGCTTGTAACTTATATTTTTCTAAAACTAATTCTACGTACTTATCGAACTTACGCATTGCTCGTCGTAGCTCAAGCTTTGCTCCTTCTGCTAGCTTTATTCCCTCCTCTTTGTCAGAAACTGCTCTGTAGAATTCTTTTCCTCCAGTAGACGATACGCTCAATATAAAGCTAACCTCTGGAGAGCCACTTTCACCAACTTCATTGAAGTCTGTGTTGTAGTGTAGTGTCATGTTTGTGTTAGGTGAGGTTGCAATGGCTTCTTTCTTTTCCTGCAACACTTGCTTTACTGCTACCTCTTGTATTTGCTTATATAGGTCTTTCATCGTTGAAATTTTAAATATCCAATAATTTGGTTGATTGGAGCAAATGCTCCAGTTAATTTGTAAAGCTTTCCGTTGTACTTGAATACCACACCTTCCGTAGGTACAATAGCACTAAAGCCTCCTAAGTCTTTTACTCTCTGCAATTCTCTTTTTAGGAATTGAAGTGATTTGTCATCATCTTGCATCTCTGGCGATGCCGCAGCTGCTCTAATGGTACGAATTGACAGTGCCAACTCATCTCTCATTTTTTGCATACTGTCGTTTGGATTGATTGCTACTAGTTGTTGTATGTTTTGTAAAACATAAACTCCTAATTTAAGAAACAAGTTCTCTAAAGGTCTTTTTGCTTCTTTTTGCTGAGCTGCTACTCCATTCTTATCAAACTGATCAACCCAGTTTAAAAAGTCCTGATTACTAATTCCAGCTCTTAGAGCCTTAATGTTGGTACTCTTGTCTCCAAATCCCCAACGGCCAATTAATAACTGCAAACTATTGTCTGGTACCTGGTATCCTAGCTCCTTTGCTTTTTGCTCTATAAAAGCTTTCCACCATGCCTGAAAGTATGTGGACATCTTTTCTTGCTCACCTAGATTATAACTCTTACGTATAGTATCTAGTTGACCTAACAGCTCTTGTTTCTGCTTCTCGTAGTCTGCTGTTTTGTTTAAGGTAATTGGATCTGTTACTCTAATCTCGTAAGTTTTCTGAGTACTCGCTTGTACAGCCTCGATAGCTTTTTGCAATGCAATTGCTGATTCTGAATCCTCATCAACAACATTACCGTCTTTATCGTACTCCTTGAAACCATGAAGTCTCAACTGTGTAGCTCCATAAGGCACTACGTTTGTTGTTCCAGGATAAAGTACTTCGAAGTTTACAAACTTCTTACCATTCTGGAAGAATTCTTCTTTTTGTGTAGAGTTTAGTCGATTGATAGCTGACTCCATGTCATTCATGGCTTCTACAAACGCAGTCTGAACTGCACCCTTTCCGTCCATCATTTGATTAAGTTGGTCAGCTGTGATAGAGTTAGCTGCAAAATCTTTTAGCTGTCCTTTGTTTCTTGCTGCTCGTACCTTACCATCTTTATAGGTTACCATTAGATTTTGTCCATCTAACTTTTCTTGAGCAAACTCAACCTCACCACTCAAGGCTGCGTCGATCATCTTCGAAGCATCGTTAAATGTTAAGTCCAAATCATCGAATGGATGACTCATGTGACCTGCTGCTCCTCCTTCTTTAAGTATTTGTCGACCTTCTGTCAACTTCATAGCTTTTCGAAGTCTAGGGCCCCATCCATATCTGAGATATTGCATCTCTTCTGGTTTGAGTTTATTTTTCAAAATAGATTGAATCCCGTTTAGGTTTTGAGTAGCTGTTATTTTGTTATTCTTATCTAAGAATGTACGATCTTTTACTAGTTTTTGAATTTCTGGATCTTGGACTAATCTATCAGCTATCTTCTGAAGCTTTCTATCTTTTAAGAAATCCTTAAACCAACCTATAGGATCGAAACTCCAATTCTGACTATTAAAGTTTCCTTGTTTTTTCGCCAACATAAACCCTGTCGATGCAGCCATAGCTGCCATCACTGCGGCATTTTCTTTTAGTGCAACTTTACTCTTTGGTGTAGTTTTTTCTGTAATTGGTTTCCATTCATACTCAAGAAGCGACGTTGCAATTCCAGCAGACGCTGCGTTCTTACTTATGAACGAACTCGGCATTGTATACTTCTCTAATTTAAGAAGTCTAATAAGTATGAAGTATATTGTTCCACCTGGAAGGATTGAAGCTGCAACTAATCCTACAGCCTTCAGTGAGTCTTTCATCTGATTACCAACCTGCTCCTTCTCTTGTTGTGTTAGTTGCTTTTTTCCAGAAGCTGCTTGTAATAGTAATGCAAAAGCTTTTTTAGTTTCTTGACCTTCTTTTTTAATAGAAAGTAAGAATGCTTTAAATCTAACTTTAAGTTTTTGAACGTAATCGCTTATTACTGCTTCTGAGAGTTGTTGATTCTGATTTCCGTTGAGAATTTTATAAATAGAAGCTACAACCGTCTCAGAAACACCTGGATAATTTGTTTTGAAGTTTGTGAAATCTCCTGCTGCTAAATCTTGACGAAGAGTGCTGGCACTAATCCCTTGACCATTTAACTCATCTGTACGCCCTTGATATAGCATCGGACTAGTGTTAACTGGTAACTCAACCACACTTACGTTTGGTCTATTATATTTTCCAGCTGGTGCTGTTCCTGATGCATCCGCGTGTCCTGCTACGAACATTTTAACTCTTTCGTAGTCTTTTCCTTTTGAGCTTGAACCCAAAGCATAAGTTCCTGGAGCTGCCTTTTCGATAAACTCATAGGCTGCTCTCATAGGATTATCGTTTGGTGCTTGTTCTACCTTGATGCCACTAGCACCTGCTAATAGTAGCTTCCAAATATCCATAGACTGCTTCATAGTGATACCGTCTCGCTCTTTTGGACCAATAAGGATTGTCACTTCTGACACATTAGGAAGTGTTGCATATTTTTTTGCTAACTGCAAATGTCCTGCGTGTGGTGGTTTAAAACCTCCAGGAAGCATCACTGTTACACCCTGGTTCAACTCTTGTAGAAGCTGCTCTACTAAATAATTAGCTAGTTTGTTCATTACTTATAAATATGCTGTGTTTTAAGTTGACGTTTAAGATCAACAACTTCTAGCTTTAATTTATCCACTGTTTCCATTAAATTTACTAGCAATCGTCCAATTGGTTGATCTCTTAGACTCTCATACTTTTTTATATAAATATCTTCCACTACCGCATTACCATCCACAAACAATCCGTAGTCTTTGTACTCCATTTCTTGGATCGATTGACCTATGTAAACCTTTTCCATAACCCTCAAAGGAACTAACTGTCTCTGTTCGACAGCCTTTGTTAGTGGATTATACGATAGATAATCAAGTATAAAATAGATTGAATCAGTTTTTAACTTCTCATCTACTGCTGGCATACCTATCCTTAGTGTGTATGGATTAGTTTCGTGTCGATCTCTAATTTGGTTCATACTTTCCCCATTCCACTTTTGGTATAGGTTTTTAATACGAACCTTTCCTAAGGTCTCAGTTAATCCTAAGCCCTCAACTGCTGGAAAAGCTATCTTACAATTTTGTATTCTACTATTGTTTATCATGAATCGAAATCGTCTAAACTATCAAATTCGGCTGGTTTGAGAGCATCTCCAATTGTTGTTGGTTTAATTAAGCTTGGATCAGTAGTAACTCCCACTTTACAAAACTCCACATCATCAATTATGCAACCAAAGTAAGCGTCATTCGTCAAACTTCCAGTGACCTCGAACACCAACTGAGCGGGTGTTCCATATTGGACTAGGTTTATATTAAACGTCTCTATAAGATATCCAGTTGATGGATTGAGAAACGCCATTGCTGGATCATTCTTTATTCTAACTATATTTGCTTCTGGTGGATACCAGCCACTAGCTCCTGCCACTCTACCTGATGGTGCAGGGACAGTTGTGTTAATATTATGCAAATACACCAGCAACTCACTTCCTCCAGTCGTATCGGGGTAATATCCTCTACTCACATCTCGCTTCAATGTAAACTTAACGTTGTAGATTCCTCCATTTTCTGTAAAGAACTCTGATGAACCTTTACCGGTTGCTAAGTATACCCACGTTGCTGCATTACCCACCGCTACTGATCCTGAATTTCTTACTGTTGGGAAAAATAATCTCCTCTTCTTGAGTTCAGCAGTACAGAAGTTTCTAGCTGCTACCGTTGTAGCGCTAGCACTTACAGCAAAAGCCGCTAAGGAGGCGCTAATGCTAGTCCTAGTAATTCCACAGCCACCTGCTAAATCAAAAAACCTTCCATCATTTGAGCCAGTACTATTAAGTCCGTATGCTATGTTAGGTGGATTTTGTCCAACATTGGGGAATGTTGTTGTTGGAGGTGTGAAAGAAATAGGTAGACTATATACTGTGTTTTGTGGTAGGTACGCTGTGGCTGGAAAGTATACAAATGAGTTATCACCTCTGACTCTGTATCCAGTGCTAGTCGATCCAGAGGCGTGTTGTATCATTCTTGGTTCGTATGCAATCCAACTCGAAGTTATAGGGTACACAGCTACTCCATACGTTGAATTGCCCGGAAATTTAAACTCTCTGTGGCAAAGGCTTTCGCTGTTGAAGCTAAACCTATATTGTGTATCAGCTCTTCCTAAACCATCGGTTGATTGACTAAGAGACATCGATGGGGTTAATACATTCCACAGCAAGTCACTTGCTGCGCTACCCCAGGCTAATGCACCATCTTTTGTTGAAATTGTGGAAGTATGTCTTGTAAGTATACTTCCCGTTGCTGCATTGACTCCAAATAAAGGAAAGTTATACCAAGATGCGGACATTGCTGAATTTGGAGCTGCTCCTGATATAAACTGCTGACTCCAGGTCAGACTAGTTATTGCTCCAGACCCGGTTGGAATGCGTTTATAATAAAAATCAAATGCATGCGTTAATACTGGTGCTGTTGGCATATTAATAGTTTTCGTATTGACCTGGTAACATGAAGTATGTAGTTTCTGTCTGACAAGTGTTAGATGGAATCTCTCCTTTTAAGTTTACAACTAGGTCGTTTATGTTTGTAATATACTCAGACTGCTTTCCAGTGTAGTCGAAGTACTCTATTTTAAAATCTAAAGACTGAGAAAGAGCTAGTATACTATCGATCTCATTATTGAAAGGAATTGCAAATTGAACTAGGTTTGGAGAAAAGCCATTCATAGTTAAAGGTTTGATACTCACCTCGGCTACATAGGCGTTTCCAACAACATTTGCTCGATCAACTATATTTGATCTGAGAAGAGGTCTACCTAGACCATCAGCATCTGTTATAAAATCAAATTCAACTCGTCCGTAGTACTTTGCTTTATTACTATCATTGACAACTTTACCCACATACTTACCAAACCTATTAACCGAATCTCGGTATCTAGTCTTCTCTTTGTTGATTGTTCGTGAAAAAGCGCGGGGGTATTGATTAGATACGATTACATTGCTGTTGACTGGATCGCTATTCATATATATCTCCAACTCTGTACTTGGATCTAAAGCTACAAGCATACTGAGTGTGTATATTTGATTAGCGTTGTAGTTTTGGTTATACTTTGTAGTAAGTACAGTCGATTCCAAATGATCAGCCGTGAGTCGTGCACTCTCGTGCAACGACGAGCTGGTAATTGCTGGACTTAATGCTGTGTAGGTTGCTGTTGGTGTCTCTATAAAGTAATCCCAATATTCTGTTAATATCTCAGCACTAGTGAAGTGACCTATTAGCCTATAATCTGACTCTCGTTTTGCATATGAGGTTTGATTTGGATAAACGGCATCTGTTAAATATTCAACCGGTGTTACCACATTATCGTATATCAAAGTAAACTCACCAGTTGCAATTCCCCTTTTGTAGTATGTTTTAATTCTATACACTTCTCCACTAATAGGCTTCATGTCTAAAAACGTTACCTCTAAATAAGACTGACTCACCGTTGAACTAGTAACAAAAGCACCATCACTTGGTAGATACGCTATACTTCCTGTGAACCTTGATGCTTGCTCATACTTAAAGCTAGTTGTGTAGCTATTCTGCTTACTATTCGAATCCAGCATTACGACTTGTAATGGTTCACTCACAATCATTTGTGAATCACTAATAACCTCTACAATGTTTGCCGAATATCCTGCAAGCTGCTGACTTATACTCTGAGATAGTGTGTAGTTTGCGGGTGGGGTTGGTGTTAGCCGTGTTGGTACAGAGGCTGAACTGAAGAAGTTAAATACACCACCTAAAAAATCTTTTTGTATAGATCCAGAAGCTGATATTATAGTTGTTCCATATCTAGATGACTGCTCTTTAAGATAACCGTTTTGGATATCTGTGACTGTCATTCGCTGCGATGTATTAATTGTATTGGTTGTGCTTGGTTTTTGAGTTGGGTTGAGTAATATTGAACTCAGTCTAGGATCTAAGATTTCAGCACTTGTTGCAAAATCTCTATCGTATCCTTGAAAATTAGATTGTTGAATTGTAAAGTCTGTTGCACTTGAAGTAAACGCAAGATACTGAGATCCTGTCGACTGCGACACCAAAGCCCTTTCCGGTGTAATAACTTGTACAATACCCACACTTGGTGGTTGATCAAAGAATAGCTCAGCATTGTTTCTTTCAGACGGAAGGACCATAATACTTCTACTCCACCGTACGTTGTAGGATCCTCTATACTCTTCTGGAACTGCATTACCATTTTCATCTATCAACGCCTCTCCCACTAGGTAGACTGTAGCCATGCCCTTTGCTGTGATATCGTACACTTCGAAGGTAAGGTAGTAGTTGTTGAATCTGTCAATAAAATTTGTCATTTCGACAAACATATTATCTCCATTCGCATCCTTTATCTCGACATCAATCGTTGAGTTAAGTCTAAGATTCTCTCCATTACCCTTAATTACAATCACACTCTTACCACCTCCTACTACAGAAGGAAACTGCTGTATATTAAAGTAGAATGGAGAGGTTTCACTAACATCTTCGATGAAGTAGTTACTCGTATCGTAGCCTCTCGGTTGCGGTTTTTTATAAAAGGATAGTAAGCTCATATACTATAAATATGGCCTAACAAGATATGTAGCTGTGTTCGTCTTTTTTATCTATTGATAATATAGTATCGACCATATCCCTTACAACATCAATGTGTGAGATTACTAAACTAAATCTAAAAATGTCTTTCATGTGTGTGAACAGAGTGTGCATCGAGTTAAGGTTACTACTATCCAATACTCCTAGCCCTTCGTCGATTGCAATGAAGTCTGGCTTAGGTAGGTTTGTAATCTTAATCAATGCAATTCGAATTGCAATTGAAGCCATAAAGCGCTCCATTCCAGAACTTAATTCTAGTGGCCATTTGTCATCATCATAACATATGAACGCGTTTATGTTTTTACCATCAGTTTCCAATTCGACAGTAAAGTCTATGATTTGGTTCAAAATGTTGTTAGTGTGTTGCTGAATATACGGTACTGCTTTGCTAATCAAAGTATATGGAATACCATCCTTATACATGGCTTTTGAGTATAACTCATAAGCCACCTGCTCTTCAACTAGCTGCTGCATGTGATCAATTGTGTTCAAACACTCCTTAATAGTTTGGTTAGCTACTTGCACCTTTCCGTGATAGTCTTTTACTGTGTTATTTAGCTTTGATACGGCAATCGACTGCACATTCTTTTCTTTATTAACTTGGCTTATCTCATCGTTGATCCGCTTATTGTTCTCTAGGATTGTCGTATTCTTGTTGTATATATCAATGTTAGTTTCAATCTTCTGTATTTCACCTTTTGTTTGTTCAATCTGAGCTTTCAATCTCTCAAAGGCTGCTTCTTCCTTTCCTTTAAGCAACGCTGCCTTATTAAGCTCTGTACTTGCTTCCTGCAATACAACTGCTTCTTGGTCGATGAAGCTGTTTTGTTCAATAAAATCAACAACTTTCTGTCTTTCTACTAAGAACTCTCCAACTGTCTTCTTATCCTTCTCTAGCTCCTCACGAGTCGACATTGCGTCTTGAACGAATACATTGGACATACAAAACTTGCAATCCACATCATACTCGTGATCTTTAAGTTTATCCAACTTTTCAAGCTTATTCTTGATTGTAAGCTTCATCGTATCAAGTTGTGTATCTAGTTTCTGCTTAGTCTGCAAACTAGCTTGATACTCCTTGTACAGTGTTACGTTGAATAATCCTTTAAGTACTTCCAACTGCCTAGTCCAATGCTCAAAAACCTCGCATGCAGCTCCATGATCCAGACCCTTAGTAAGCTTAGCTTCTTCCAAATCTTTCACACTATCCAACCTCTGTTGCAGTGATTCGTTTAACTTATCAATATCCAAACCTTCACCTTGACATGGTTGTAGTTCCCTATTCAATTCAAGTAATTTATCGTTTAAATCCTGCATCCATTGTTGTGCTGATTCTAACTCTGCTACTGCTTTTTCATGCTTTGCTTCATAAGAATCCTTAGCTCTCTCCGCATCACCTAGCTTTGTCTCAAAGTCTTGCTTTTGATACTCCTCTAGTAGTATTACCGTCTTTCTATTGTTCTTATTTGCCAAATCACAAAGTGAGTCAAAAATAGTAACGTCTAGGAAGTTAGCTAGTAAATCCTTACGCTCTCCTTGAGTCTTGTCGATAAAGTTAGAATTGTTTTGTTGCAACGAAAGTGCTGTTAAAATAAAGTCATCAAAGGTTCCAACGTATGATTGTATGTTAGCTGATGTGTCTCGTCTTTGCTCCCCATTAAGCGATACTCGATCACCCTCTGAGTTGATATGCCAGAAATCTATGTCCACTCGAAGCTTACCTTTAAGTGGTCCACTTCTATACTTTGTAGCTCTTTTTTCAACAAAATAGTCCAATCCTCCTAACTCAAAGTTGAACTTACAATAGAAGTCCTCCTTCTTGCGATTAAGTACTTGATCTGCCTTACTTGCTCTGAATGACTGATCAAACAAGCAAAAACACAAAGCATCTAATATAGCCGACTTACCTGCATGGTTTGGAGCAAATATACCACAAGTACCTTGCTTTGTACTAAAGTCAATTACATTATCCTCTCCGTATGAAAACATATTACTAAACTCAAACTTCTTTGGTTTCCATACTACGTTACGAGCCATCTCAGGTAAGTTAATTTCTTGATTTAGCTTTTTATTTATTTCAATTACCTTCGCAATCATGTCGTCATCAATTCCTTGAGCTGAAAGATATTCAGTTAGTAGTTGACTTTGGTACTGCACATTTCTTACATCTCCTTGATTAATTGCATCACCCAACAAACCAGAGCTTGTTCCGTCTGAATTGCGATCTAACCTTTGTACAATCACATCCCTAATGCGGTACTCTTTTCTAATTGTAGCAAGCACTCTTTTGAGTTGAGCCGGATCTGTGTTTGTTGTTCTTACTCTTAAATTTGTTTTAGAGGTAAGTGGTAAGTTAGCTGGAACTACCCCGTCTACAACATCTAAAGTGTAGTAACCATAGTCGTTTGGAATATCATGAAAGGTATATTCGATATTCTCTTTTGTTAAGTCTATCAACGCATAACCATGATCCTCAAACACTTCTCCGAAGTTTTGCTGTACTAGAGATCCTGGATAGAATATCGCTGGATCTTGTTTTGATAGTACTTGTCTTTTGTGAATATCGCCTAACGGAACTACATCAAAGCCTGCAAAGGTTGCCCAGTCTAACCCGTGAGCTAGCGTTAAGCCACTATCTACTTTACTATTTGCAATCGTACCATGGAACAGTGCCACAAGCTTCTTATACTTGCTTGGGTTGGTAATTTTATCATAAGTAATGTACTTTTCTGGTTCATCTAAAAGTGACATAACGCTAACTGCTATATCTCCAATTTCAAATAAACCCGAGTTACGTAAGTAGAAAAGGTTGCTATGATTCATCCCTTTTATGATCGGTGTTAGCGCATCTAATCTATGTTTATTATTTAGATTAGCATCATGGTTTCCTGCAATCACAATTGTAGGTACTCTGTCTGCTAACCCATTGAAGAGGTATGTAACCATTTCAATAAGCTCCGGACTCATATCTGTCTTAGCATGCACTATGTCTCCACCCACTGTAACGATTGAATTAGGTGGTAGCTCGTCTACCTGCTTGAATACTTTATCAAAAACCTCTTTAAACTCCTTATGTCTTTTCCAATTACGTAAATGGATATCTGCAATGTGAAAGATGTAATCAACATTCTTCATTGCGCACTTTACTTTGTTTATCATAAAAGCATTTTAAATTTCACTAAATCGAAAAAATCTACCTTTTTAGCGGTAGCTATAACTTCAATCATTCCTTCATATCCAACTTCGCTAGGATCCTTTCCTGGCAACCTTACTAAAAATACTTCGATTCCATTATTCAAAAAATACTCCACCTCTTTAACGCTGTCAGCAAATGCATCAGCATCTAGTGCAATATATATCTTTTTAACCTTTTCTGTTAGTATGCGACTTCTTAATGTAGTCATAATTTTCTTACCAAACAACGGAATGGCGTTTCTTTTAACAGCAATAGAGTCAAAAGCTCCTTCTACTAGTATGATGGGCTCTTTCCAGTTGATTTGATTTTCAAACCCTATAATATCCTTAGATACTGGTGGATTCTTGTGTGTTACTGCTTTGTGGTAGTAGCTTCTACCTACATAGTAGTTTAATTGGTTTTGCTCATTATAGCTTGGAATAATAATCATTCCAGCATACGGACCTTCTTCACAGTATCCAACTTGATATCTTAAAATATCAATAGGTGTTAGTTTTCTTTCTGTGATTGCATAGTGTAAAGCGTTTCTGTAGTTAGGAGTACTCTGCTTTATATACAAAGGCTTATATCCTTCTGGAAGTGATACTAACTCTCTGGAGTTGGTAGGAGCAGATGTTCTCGTGTTATCACCGTACAACTCCTTCGCTCTCTTCACATACTCATATGGAGCGTTACTTTTGCGCAATAGTGAAGATACAGTCTGACCCTTTGCATCACAGACCCAACAATGCCACTTCTGTGTATGAAGGTTGACTTGTAGTTTCTTTTTGTAGTGATTGCAGAATGGACATTGATAACTCATCTCACCATTCTTGTGAGGAGTACTGGTACCTAGATACCCATCTAATAACTTTCTACCTGCTGCTACACTTACTGTCATGCAGTAACTATACTAAATCTTTATTGATTATGCAAACCACTCAGCTGGAATATCCTTATCTGCGTAAAGAAATCCATTTTTAATGCACCAATCGGCATAAGTAGTTTTAGAGCCTTTTCTGAGCTTATTTCTAGAGTTTTGAAATACAAAACGTATATCCAAGTCAGGGTGTTGTTGTTTTATCAAAACGTGTTTTTTTCTATCTTCAACGACAAAGCGACCTTTTGTTTCTATAAAGATACCATTTGGTAGTTTGAAGTCTGGAGTGTATGTGTGTTGAGTTTCTGGCTTAACATACTTAATCCTATGCTGCTCGTACTCACCATCAACACCTCTTCGTTTTAGTGATGAATCTAAATCATCCTCAAGCCCACTTCGGTAACCCTTTACCTTAGCTGCTTGTGTTTTTGCGTAAACTCTCTTTGCCATAACTTATCTGTCTAGTCGTATTATTATAGTTGTATCGACGTTGTTTGGTAGTTGTAGTGGTGTGCTTAACTTTCCTATTGCCACCAATCTGTAATAGTCGTCATATAGTCCAATCGAAGTTACAAATGGTGTAAAATCAGAACCAGTTACAAACGATCGGAACACGTATTGGTTTTGTTCTGGGTTATATTCTTGTAGGCTTGGATTGCTACTTCTAGTAAACTCACCAGGTCCAATTGTACATGATATCTCAGTTTCCCAAATTGTATGTGTGCCTCGAGTCTCTATGGTATTGAATGTGGCATATTTGCTAGGGATTGACGTCAGTGCCATCATTCCGTGATTGTAGAATACGTTTCCTACATTAACATTACCAACTCCCAAAGTATGGTGTAGGATATTGATTTCTGTTTGATCTAAATACTTGTTGTAAATCTTTACGTTATCTATAAATCCATCAAACCCCAAATCCAAACTATAGTTATTACCTATAAACGTGTTTGCTAAGTTTACACAACTCCTATCCGAAAGTGTACTAGTTGCAGTGTTAATTGAGTTTCCATCAGCGCTGTTAATGTGCAGGCTCATCAACGAACCCGACTGCCTTGCTACTATGTGATACAACTTGTTAATATCTAAAGCCAGACTACTAGTCAAAGAAAATAAACTATCCTCTCCAGAACCTTTTTCGAAGGCAATCTTTTGATCAGTTGTATATCTCAACCTGTAAGGGAATTGATTATTTACTGGTTGTGAAAATACATTTCCGTTTTCATCTACACGCAACTCTTCAGCCGGTCCATGCTTTGTTAGCAATACAGCTCCAGATGGTTGTGTGGGAATCTGTGTTGGTCGTACAAACATACTAATAGCATAAGGCTTACCCTGGAAGTTGTACAGATCATTGTATTCTGAAGCTTCGTCAGTCTTAATGGTGATGCTTGAACTATTTGCAGAAGTAAACTCAGCTATGGCTCCTAACAACTCAACAGCAGAAGCTGATGGTGCTGCAGTACCTGCTGGAAAGGAAACTCTTATATTGTTGTAGGCTGATTCCATCTGCCAGTCTCCCCTATTATAGCTGCTAGTGAAACTAACTAACCCAGCGTTCGCATATTTGTATATAGTATCAATGGGCCATTCTCCTACTGCAATCTTGTCTACTGAAGATGTGTAATTTGTGTATGCGCCTCCTACAAATTGACCATACGGTGAGTAATATCCACTTCCAGAGATGACAAGGTTACCGTGAAAATCATCAACAACTGTCCAAACTCCACTTGCTGTGGTTACAGACGAAGTGCTGTATAGGCTTCCGCTATTGACTGCATAAGACCAGCTCATATTCATTAATACCGAGCCTGGAAGGATTGCTTCTCCAAACTTAGGTTGTGGCATACTAACCACTTGAGCTTGATCTTCTAAATATCTTATCTGTGTGTTGATGTTTCCACTACCAAAGGATGCTTTGTTGTTGGTGTAAAAATCTCTATAATAGAGATGCTCCAACGAACTATGCACAACTCTCTGGTACTTACCATTAGCTGTTGTAAGTTCAAATTGATTAAAATAGATACTACCCTGATCAAAATTATCGTCCAACACATCCACCATAGGATAATTAGCGATTGGATTGTAGTTTGCCTGATATATGGTGTATATCGATCCGCTGAGATTGTTCTCAATAACGTCAGACCATAGCTTGTATGTTCTGAAGGGTGTGATGCGTACATCCGATTGATCGAGACTTTTAAAAACTCCTGCCATTGTATATAAATATCATTGCAAAAAGAAACCCTCTAATTGCTAGAGGGTCTAATTTGTTTATGATTAATATGTTGTTTTTAGTAATCTAGTTTAACTTTAATTAAAGCCTCACGATTAAATCCTTTAAGTAGTGGACGGCTTAATTTAGCAACTGCAACTAAACGATTTTGTGGATCATACATTCCGATTGTAGTAACGTAAACGCTAGGATTACGAAGCATACTTGAGTGTAAAAATTGACCGCTTGATCCAGTTACGAATGTTGGGTTGTTTGAGAAGTTAAATTGCTTGTTTGTGATTCTCACAAAGTAGTGAGTAGATGTTACCTTCTCTTCACTTCTTGCTTGGAAATATGATGCAGCATTAATGCGTGCTGACATACTTACGTGATTTCTTGGTTGCTTTGGTATTTGATCTAAAGTGTCTGGATCTCTTCTGTCGAAATTAATACCCAATTCTGTTGTAAGTCTTGCTGCATTAAACACATAAACTCCTTGATCTGGATAGAACAAACCATATTGAACAGCTGATGCTGTTACACCTCCCGAACCACTGTAGATTCCGAATACACGACCTGCTGCGTTGATTGTTGGTGATTCATCTTGACCACTTCCATCAATGAAAGAAGAGTAAGATGTAGCTGAAGGTGTTGATCCACTTCCAATACGTAGTTCCCAGTTTCCTGGATCTACTTTTTGTCTAAAGCGAGCACGTGCAACGTTTAGAGCTATAATATCATCTGGATTATCTGTTCCACCTGATCCATTACTAAACGAGAATACTGTGTCAGTTGGTGGTAATAACATATTACGGTACTGAGAGTATATTGCTCTTGATGGTGTATCATTTACATTTTGTCCAGTTGTATTTGCATCTCCATATGATCCACTTCCTTTTCTGTTTCCATATGTAATTGCAAACTGAACTGCTCCATTTGGATCAGCTTGTGGATCTCTATGGTAAATGTTCATATAGTAGTCTCCTGATTGAGACATTTGTGTAGAAGAGGTGTAAAAACCAATACCACTAGCATATGACTGCGAGTATGGGTTCATGTTTTCAGACCAAATCGGTTGTGATATAGTCTGAATGTCACCTGCTACGATATCATCTTGCGTAAAGAACTTAAAAATCTCTGCCATGGCTTAGTGTTATCTAGTTGTTGTGTTTAAAGGTGCTGATGTTTGAACATCTAATGTTAAGAATTGTGCTGGATCAACAGATATAGATATCGTTTTAAATCCTCCAGTTTCGTTACCAACAATAGTCAACAAAGCACGTTTGATTGTAGTACCTGATTGTGGTTTTGCTTTTATGATAAACTTAGATCCTACTCTAGTAATTGTCTTACCTGCAGTTGTTGTTCCTGTTACTTCGTCATCAATAAAGCTAGCAGCTGTGCTTGCTAAATTAGCATCAGCAACGCTAGTGATTGCACTAGATACGTTTGCTATTCCTCTTGTTTGAGTTGCTATGTTTCCGTCTGGAGCAATCTCCAATGTAGCTACCGTATCATCACTCAATATTGCAGTATATCCTGCGCTATCGTTACCTCCTGCAAAGTTTAGTGTACTTGGTGAAACTGTGACTTGTTGCTTAAGAGATGTAATAACGATGCTTGATGGGTTAACGCTAATAACTGGAATACCAATAACATCTTTTGGAAGTGTTATTAGTTTGTATCTCAACATCTGTGACTCATCTGGCAATGCCTCTAATACTGGCATGTTTTCAATTACAGCACCGTAATAGTTTGTACCTAGTGTGTGTGCTGGATTCCATAAATCGTAATCTACCTCATCATCAGAAAGAGCAAATTTAACAATATTCAATTGCCCTCCAGAAGCGAGAATTTGACGACCTTTATTTGTCAGTATTGCGTCTACTGTTACCGTTGTATTATCTAAATACCCCATTGTTAGTTATTTTAATATAAATATGCTACATTTTATAAAACTACCTTATTTGGAAGTTTCCTCTTGTCGTTGGTACAGAAGCGAACTCTGTTCCACCTCCAACCGTAATCGTAATAACCGGACCTCCATCGACTGTGTCTAAACTATCGACATTATAGTCTGTCGAAGTCATTTTACAACCATCATATCGAGCATTCCTCATACCATAACTATCTTGGAGATGGAAATCTTGAACTTCTGCTCGGTAATTTATTGATTTAGCTGATAAATTTTTTATAAAAACAGCTCCTCCATTTGAAGCGCTGGATACCTTTAGTAATAGGGTTAGCTGATTCCCATCTGCCCTCGTTCTATATGTATATGTTGTTTCTGTTGGAAAGGACGGTACTGCTATTGATTGTGTGTATTGTGTTGCGAATCCACCAAAACCTAGTACTAGATTGCAAGTCGTATTAACACTAGTTAATGTTACACTAACGTCATATAGATAGTCACGAGTTTGGTTTTCGGTTGGTTTATAATAAAAGGCGTCGAATGAAACAGATCCTGAATATGCTGAAGCGGATGCGCCTGAATTGTTAATGAAATAAAGTCCACTACCACTACTCATTCTCCAGTGATAATTTCCGGTTGAACTTATTGGATTCGATCCAACACCATAATAACTACTTCCATACAATGCTGTTCCGTAGAAAAATCCACTTTGAGTAAAGGCGGGGCGGATATGCATTCCATACTGTGATGTCCACAAGTTATCTTGGAATGCTGCTGATGAAGTAAATATTGTTAGGTTACTCTCTAGAGCTCTGCTTCCAGAAAACGCTCTTCCTCCAAATACATTTAATCCATAAACATCATCTGCATTGTTTGATCTTTCACTATATCGTCCTGTTATGATAGTTGGGTTTAACGCTTCGTGATAACTGTAATGGCTACTTGTGATCATGTAAGGTGCTGATACTGTTGCACCACTTCCACTTGTTGCCCAAGTCATAAACGCATACTGAGATCCTAAGACTCTCGTATCTCTACCATACTGCGATACACCTAAATCTACCTCACCCGTCATACTTACTGGCGTTGATGGGTTGTCATCTAATCCTAAGTTGTTAAACTCGTTAGCACGACTCTCCTCAAATGTTGGAGACAGCTCAACCTCTGTTCCATCCAATACCACATAGCTCACGGCAGGTGAATTGAAATCCGGAATCATATCTATATTCTGTCTTGGAGCTTGATAGTCGTATGTTGGATAAGAAATAATATCGTTATATTCTGCTACTCTCTGCTCTTCACCACTTAGACGAATATAGTCGCTTTCATCTCCACCAATAGTACCCTCAGGAACATATCCATTATTAAAAGATCCTAATTGATTTCTAAAAGGCTCTCCATCGCCATCCTGGATAGCACCTCCTGGCGTCCAGATAGCTTCTGGTCCTACATCAATAGATGCACTGTATTGTAATTCTTCAAATGAAGGTATTGTTGTTCTTGCTTTTGCACGTTCAATAATTGTGGGTTCGATTACTAAACCTACTTGAGTATTAGCTCTATACGGTACAAACTTTTTAATTAACTGAAAAAGAGATGCATCGTAGTGCTTTAAAAGTCTTATGTAGTTTTGTGGATTATTTCTTCCTAAACTAAATTTACGACTATACTCCCATTTTAGTCGATCCAATCCTGGATAGGTGTCTAATGACAGATAGCTAGGATCACCTATATAGTCATCAATACTTATTCCACCAAACTGTTCTGCAATGTCTTGATTGATTTCGTTTTGTGGAGAAAGATAAACTCCTAAACGAGAGCTATCTGGTGGCTGAGCGTCTGACAAGCTTCTCTGTACACTGTTGTCTCTCCATAATTCTGGAGCTCCTCCAACACCTGCTGTTGTTGTGCTTTCGATTCGTATTTTAGTACCAACACTTCTGTTTCCACCCAAGTCTGGCCACTCTAGTGAATGCTTTTCTGTGATGGGCTCGTATGAGCTGGAAGCTATGACAGAATAATTAATGAACGTCGCCTCTGCAATCTCTCCTGTGAAGAATGTTGTTTTAGATTGGTCTGGATGCTGTGATCGCAAGCTTGAAGTTGCACTCAAATTAACTCGCTTATTATCTGATCCCAGACACATTCTAAATCCTAAGTCATAAAAACTTGAAGTACTACCAGTGTACGCATCTTCTAGGTTTCCTTGATAGCTTGTTGGAGCTAGTGTGTGATTATCTAATATAGAATCTTGTAAAGGTTTTGTCCAGTATCTCAATTCTTGAACACTTCCTGACCAGCTGCTATATATATTACCGTTAG